GTCCAAGTCGCCCTGTTGGAAACTGGGTAGCGTCAAAACAACGGCTCCTGCATCGCGGCCTCGCGGATGCGCCGCTCTGCTATCTCAAAATACTTGGGGTCTATCTCACAGCCGACGAACTTGCGACCTAACTGCATACAGGCCACACCAGTCGTCCCGCTGCCCATGAAGGGGTCGAAGATGCTCTGTGCGCCACTCAACTCGATACACCACGCCATGAGGTCGACGGGCTTCGTGGTGGGGTGGAACTTTTCTATACCAACCACGCGCTCACGGTGCATCTTGGCTGGCATCTCTAGGTTTGTCCACGCTTGCTCACACATGGCCGACGAGAAGTCTTGTGGCTGGACTTTGTCCCACACGAAAAAACAGCGGGAGGGCGGAAGGGCAAAGTAGTTGCCGCCCCAAATCACCTGATGGAACGACACGCGTCTTATCTCCGCGATACTCTCTGGGGATGCCGGAACGTTGTCCCACTCCGCCTTCTCGAACTTCTGCCTGAACGGGTTGGCGGCAATACCTATCCCATACGGCGGGTCCGTAATCACCGCATCCACCGACTTGTCCGGCATGGAGCGCATGTACTCAAGGCAGTCACCCAAGTGCAGCGTGTACTTGTCGGTGACGATGCTCTCGCCCTGTTGGAAGGAGGGGAGGGTCATTTCTTCCGGTACGCCTTGCACCGCTTCCCGTTGTAGATGACGTCTCGAACGGTCAAGCGCCCCTCCTCCACGTCCCGGTTGAGTTGGGTGTAGGCTTGCATACGCGTGACGGTGACGCCCTGCGCCTCGATCCTATCCATGAACATTCGGATTGTGAACTCGTCGGGCTGCATCAGTTCCTGCACGAAGGCGGCGGCGTATTCATCCAGTGCCGCGAGCTTGGCGATGTCCTTCTTCTCGGCCGCGGTAGTCACTTCACAATCTCCAGCGTCCGCAGGTCGATCCAGTGGACGTATGGGTGAACGTCGTGCAGGCGCCCGTTGATGATCTCCAGGGCCACCATCCCGCAACTGAACCGGGACTTACTCTTGGTCGCCATCGTCGCGTAGGTGCCGATCCAGCATAGCCCCGGCGTGATGATGCCGTGACATTGCCAGTAGCGATCCCCCACCTGATACCAGCCCCAGCCGCGGGTGTATTCGTGGAAGTGTCCCCGTAGTACCACGTCGGGTGGCTGCTCCCCGGCAGTTACATCCTCGATGATGATACTCCGCAGGTAGATCCCCATTTCGTTGCCCTTGAGCCACGCGCGGCTTCCTGGTCCGGCCCCGTGGTGTGCAACGTCGAGGCGGAAGCCACCAATATCGAGAAGCCAGTGGTCTGCGAATACCACTGGCTTCTTATGCTGTTCGGCAAGTTGATGGGTGAGCATCGTCTCAGTCGCGCCGTTCCCGAAGTTGTGGACCGATGTGCCCTTGACGAGAAACGCCTGCTTGACCTCGGGCATGGTGATCCACGGCTCGGTGTTCCACTTCGAGATGAAGTACTGGTCGCTCATCTGCGTCTCGCCCAAGTTGTCGCGCCACCAAGTCCCCTGGGTCAAGTCGCCTATGTCGATGAACGTGATTGGATCGGTCCCGGCCAGCGCCTTGATTTCCGCGCGGGCGCTCTCGTGCCACTTCCACAACTTGCGCTGGAAGGGCCGGAGCGTCACGGGCTCCCACCGCAATACCTCGCGGTTGTTCTCGTCGGTGTCAATCACGGGCAAGAGGGTATCCGGGTTCTTCAATCCCCCGTCGTGCCCGGCGTGGGTGTCTCCGCGCACCGCGATGATGCGGCGGTCGTACTGCTTAGTGGGTGTTCGGTTTGTCTTTGGCATTCGCTACACCGGGCGCACTCGCGCAAGATCCACGAAACGCTTATCCCCGATCTTCGCCCACCCGTTGACCTCGGAGATGACGCGCACCGCCATATCGCTCGCGGTGACGAATATCTTGACGCCGCCTGGGGACTGCCGCACCACCGTGCCCTTCAGCACCACCGCGGAGTATCCCGCCAGATCAGCCGGCGCTCCACCGGGCCACAGCGGTTCGGGCTTGTTGACGAAGATGTCCACCCAGTCCAGGCGCACCCAGGCGTCGCCGTTGATGATGAACGGGAAGTACACATGCAGCCCCGCGCCCGCGAGCCTCGGCTGCCCCAGCGGAGTGACCGCCGTGAACTTCCCAACCAGCAGGTAGTTATCTCTGCCGGCCGGCAATGACATAGACGCGCCGGGGCGAAGTGCCACCAGCTTGGCGAAGTTGCCGTCGATGCGGTCCACCTCGCGCACGTTCCCGCCGAAGTCCACGCTCTCGGCAATCTGGTTCGCGTTCACCCAGCCCGAGCGGTCCTTCAGCAGATAGCGGGCTTCGCGCTCGCCGTTGTTCTCGTAGATCCACTGGATGACTTCGGGGGTCAGTCGGAAGGCTGCACCCTTTTCGTACCTCGGGCGGTTAGCGATTATCACAGTCGCCGGGGGAGTTGGGAATGGCGTCGGACGCGAGCGGTACTTCATTCGTGCGAACATTCATATCCTCCTGTTCTGTGTTTGCTCAGGCACGATCCGTTATCACCAATTATACGCCCTGCCTTAAGGTCGATTTAGGGGCATTCTCGGGGAAGGGCGCAAAACAGGGCATTTCCGCACCGGTGGGGTATTCTGCCTTTCCGGCACCCCAAACCCACTTCTACGGGTAAAAAACGCTGCGCCGTAAGTAGACTTACCCCCACCGACCGGTCAGGTAGGCTTCAAACCAGGGCGAAACGAGGTTCAGGTCGGATGCCGGGAAGATCGGGAACTTCGGGAAGCCGCGCGGCGGGTTGCTCCGGCCCTTGTCGTAGTACTGCCACACCGCCCAGTCCTTGAAGCCCCACGCTTGGTAGGTCTTCGGCATCGCCTTGTGACCGTCGAGGTACGGCACCCACAGATACCCGGCAAACCAGCCAGGATGCCCAGCGGTCCACGGCGGCGGCAGCAGTTGCACCGGCTTGCCCTGCTTGTAGTTGAGGAATGACCAGTAGTACTTGCTCGTGTAGATCAGCGTCGGTTCGCCGTACCGCCGGTCCACGATGTCCAGCCAGGTGAAGTTTTGATCGGCCCACTGGCGCCCACTGAACCACGAAATCTCCGTGTCAAGTATCGGCATCATGTGCCCAGGCCCGCCCAGGGCGTCCACCGCGCGGCAATAGAAGTCGGCCTGCCGCTGCGGCGTCCCGTTGTACCCGAGCTGCGGCGCGTGGGGAAGCATGAGGTGATAGAGGCCGTACTTCATCCCCCGGTCTTTCATCTGCCGGACGAACTCGGTCACGCCGTAGTCGATCTTGTCGTTCAGGTGCCTGCCATGCGCCCCGACCGTCGCCTGCCACACCACCCGGAAGGGATCGAGGGCTTCGAGGTAGTCCCAGTTCATGTTCTCGATCTCGCCCTCGTACAGGTCGAAGATCGCCGGCCGCTTGAGTTCGTAGCCTACTCCGGGGATGACAGAGACGACGGAATCCGCCTTGTCCTTGATCTTGTCGCGTAACCGCTTCTGCTTGTAGCCGCTCTTCTCTTCTGGCATTATGGACCTATCTTGATGGCGTGAGTGAGAATACCCATCAGCACAATTGCAACCTGAGTGATCGCAATGCCCACCACCACCCTGAGCCATGTGGTCGCGTTGTCTACATCGTGACGCAGCAGTTCAACTGTGGTCTTCAGCCCGGCCTTGCCGTTCCCGTTCAGGGTCGCGGCAGTTTGCGCGGACACTTCTTCGACCGTCTGCACCCTCTCGTCGCGCACAGCGTTTTCCTCCCGCATCTTCCCTAGGATCTCCAGCACCCGGTCCAGCTTCTGTTCTACCTTGCTTGGCGTCATTGATTACCCCTTCCTGATGCGTATAGTTTTGTGGTACTATGCCAGTAGCCGATGCCCTGGGCCGGGGCGACTGCATCGGTCAGTTTCGCAGCGAGACGGTTCTGGCGGTTGGTTACGATCATCTGCCTTCCCTTTGGCCTCCCTACAGTCGGGGAGGCCTTCTTGTTTGGCATTACGCCTTCGCCTGGAAGTTGCCCATAAAGCGCACCTGGATGCCGGCCGCAAGGTTGAAGTTTGCGGCGTTGTACTTGTATGCCTGGATATTCGTGCTGATGGTTCCTTGTCCGGAAGTCCCGGAGCCATCCACTACGACGATGTTTCCCGCGGCATAGTTGGTATCCGACGGCGTGAAAGGGATCGTGGCGAAGATGCCATTGGAAGCCGTGCCGCCAGTCGTGCCGCTGCACACCAACCAGAATGTCCCCTCGTTGCCCTGAAACTTATACTTGGCGACCGTGCTGGTGACGCTTGTATAGGTCATCGATCCGCTGCAGGAATAGGTCGGCGCCCATGTCAGCCAGCGTGTTTCGAAGATCGGGTACTGGACAAGGTTCGCCGGCGTGAACGTCGGGACCGTCCAGGTGTAGCCAGCACCCGCCGAAAGCGTGGCCGCAAATCGTCCGATGACAACGTAGGGATCTGCCGCGGCTGCGTTCGTGATGGTAGAGATTTTGCAGTAGCGTTCATTGCTGCTCGTCGTATTGAAGTCGCTGTACTGCTTGCCCCACGGAACACGAGAAAAGCCAATCACTACCCCGTCTGTGGCGTTGTATCCAAGATAGGCGAAGTATTCGATCTCTTTCGTCGCCAGTTCGGCGCTTCCGGAGTTGCACCAGTTCGTTGCATCGGCCGCGGTAACGGCCAGGGCGGCAGTAATACTCCGCCATGCCCCTCCGAGCTTGATCCACACCGGCTCGGCCGCCGACGGATTATTGCCGGCCAGCGTTTGAAGCGTCAAGATCAGGTCGTTGGAGGCTACAGTCGGCGTGATCTTGCCGTTGAGCAGCGTGCCCTCGGGGGCGTTGAGGAAATACGGTGTCGCGGCAGGGGCGATCGCGTTCAGCAAAGCGTCCCCGCCGACCAATTTGAAGCCCGCCGTGCCGTCCGGTATCACAAAAGCGGCCCCGCCATTCGTGGCGATGGTGCAAATGAAGGCGGCGCCATTGGTCTGTAGTTCGATGGTGTATGTCGCCGCCGTGACATTCACGATCAAGAACGGGTGATTGGCGGCCGAGGCTGCCGGCAGTTTGACAATCCGGTTGGCCCCGTCGCAATTGAACCGCTGGATCGCGACATCCGCATCCGCCAGCGTCACCGTGCCGCTCATAGTCGTGGCGTTGTCGAAGTTCCCACGGAAAATCGAGCCCAGGCCGCGGTTGATGTGATCGGCAAGAACGTCGGTGACGTCGTCTGTAACCTGAAAATCTTCTAGTGTAGCCATTGTTCTCTCCGTTATCCGATATTTGTGATGTAGGGAATTAGATACATGGTTGTCAAGATCTCGTTGCACGACCCAAGGCTCTCGTGGGCTAGGCCGCATATCTCCAGCGTCTCGTCAAGCTGCAGCGATGTGAAATCGCATTCAATCCGGTCGAACAACTCGAAGTCCAGTTGCACGTCGGGCCTGCCAACCATCTTCGCGGTAATAGACGGGGTATCCAACATCAAGGATGCCACTATGTCGTCGGCATAGGATTTCATGTATTCGGGCCTCTGAAGCCAAATGGAGTCGTCTCTGATGGCGCTCTGATTTTGCACCGTGGCCTCGTCGCTGGGGGCTGTGATTGCGATTGGGAACGTCAGGTAGATGGCGATTCCCTTGACTTGCGCGGTGGTGAGATACACGACGCCACCGCTGTTGTTGGTGATCTCCAACATACCTCTGTCCCCATAATCCGTCAGGACGCATGTGCAGTCCGCGGTTTTATTCGTCCCGGATCCGTCCGCGGCGGTATTGGTTGTCCAGTCCGTACTCGCGACTGGCTGCAACACGGTCTTGGCCGGACACTCTACGCCCCCATACGCGTATCGAGCTATCAGCGTCAGAGTAGCCCCATCTGCGATGGAAGGAACATCTCCAAGGAGCTGCCAGATGACACCGCTTGATGCTAGGGCGCGCGGGTACGAGGTCATATAGAGAAGGTTTCTGTAGTTCTCCAGAGGCCTACTTATCTGGAGGTCTTTCAAGAAATCGGACTCTGTCATTACTGGAATATCTGTGTCCACGGCGATGTAGTCCTGGAAGTTCACGCTCCCGTCTGCCATTATCCATACTTGCGCGAAATACGGCGTCGTGAAATCGTAAAGGAGTTCACCAACGGTGAGTCCGGCCTGAGCCCAAAGGAACTTGAAGTTGAGGTCGGCATTCCACGATGCCCTCCCCCATCTGCTGGGCCATTGGATAGACGTCAGGGCTGCGTCGGTGAACGTCAAAAGCGAGCAATTATCAACGGTAGGTACGGCATCTTCCGGTACAGGAACGCGCGGCACGCGAGTTCTGAGAATCGACCAGCCATCCTCGACGGTTATAATCGTTGTTCTTTCTCCGCCCGCTGCATGTTGCGGCTCGATGTCGGAGATGACGCCGGCCATTACTGGGTGAGCGCCATCGGTGTCGTTCAGGTTCCGGACGCTGATCCTGACGAATTTCCCTCTGACTAGATTTCCGTAGAGGGGGCTGGATGTATTCCATGGGTCATAGCGTCTGTCGTAATCGTCAAGGGTCAACACATATCTGCCCGTCTCTTGGGGCTCGAGGGTTGCCCGGTACGTGGAGAGAAAGTTCTTGCGCCCCCTGAAGCCTTGAATGGCCGTCATACGGTCAGACTCGTTCTCCTCGTACACCCCGTCGCCGTCCCAATCAAACTCAATACCCCAGGCAAGCCCATCGCGCAGCGCCGAGGCGCCGTACTTGGTCTGGTTGTATTTGACCTGCCCGTAGCGGTTGTCCGAGGCCTTCGTCGCCACTATGCCCTGCCCTCGTTCTGCATTCTCCGGACGGCGTTCTGCATGGCGGCCTCAAGATCCTGGCGCGTCCCGATGTAGTTTGGGAAGTTGAAGATCATCGTCTGCCCCCCACCCATCCGCGCCGTCTCGCCCGCAGTGTGGACGTAGGAACCCTGCGGAAGCGACACCATCTCCGGACCGGTCTCGCCTACCAGTGTCATTCCACCACCCCAACCACCAGTAGCCATGTGAGGGCCGGGCGGTCCCTCGTCTCCAGGCTGACGGTATAGCCACGACGGGAGGCCCGAGAAATCGGCGGTCCCGATGGCCTCGATCACCTGCCCGATAAGTTCAGACAAGCCCATGAATGGATTCAAGAGCCCGAGGACTGCATTACTCCAATTGATTATGCCGTTGAAGTTATCGTTGGTCCACGTAAGTAGATCGGTCAGGCCCGGCAGGTAGCGAGTGCCAATGTTCTCCTTGAATTCACCCCAGTTCTTGTCCAACGTCTTCACTTGACCAGCGTAGGTGCTCACTTCGGCCGATGCTTGACCGCCATACTTTCCATTAAGAACCTCAAGCAGATATGCGAGAGCGTCCGCGGTGCGACCCGATTCCGCCAGCGCCGCAAACTGCTCTTTTTGGGCATCGGTAAAGGCCCACGTTCTTGGGATGATGCCAGTTTCCAGTGCCCGACCAATGGCCTCCACGTTGGTGGCAACTACGCCCCCACCTTCGCCGTAGGCAGCCATATCCATTGCCATCTGCGCAACGGCTTCAAAGTTCTCCGTTGGGACGGTACTGAATTGCGTCAATACCTGAAACGCCGTCTTGATGTCTTCGTCGTCAAACGTGGACATGGACGCCAGCTTTTCGGCCACCGTCTGAAGTTGTGGCGCCGATATTTCAGCCTCACGTCCACTGGCGTGCAAAGCTACGGCGAGACGCGCGTTGACCGTCTCGGCTTCGCCCGCTGGCTCAATGGTGCTTATGATGAAATCGGTGTATGCAGTCGCCGCGCCGACAAGAACGCCAACAGAAGCAGCACTTTTAATGCCGCCAAGTTTCGTGCCGATCATATCGAGGATCCCGCTCGCCAGGTCTTTGGCGACGACCTCGATTTCTACTCTATTTGCCACTCTTGGCCTCGCTGAATGCCATCTGCCTGAACCACCAGAGAGACTTTGTCCCGCCGGCAATTTCCCATGGAGGACAACCCCATACGCGCGCTATTACGAGGACTGTGACCCATCCGGGCGGGGACTCTCTGTCGCTTTGTGCGTGGAGCCAGAGTCGCCGCCGCTCGTAGGGTTTACGAAGGCGGCCTGCACAGAAGAGATGAACGCATCCACATACCCATTCCACTCTTTCTTTGGGACTTTCTTGAACAGCTTCCGGGCGTCCGCCGCCGACAGATACTTTCCATCCTCGCCAACGACAAACTGCACCACGTACCCATATGCCTCAACGTTGGTGAGCTGGTCAAAATTGACCCAATCCTCGATACTGATAATCTCGTCAAATCGTTCTTGCGTGACGCGTATCTTGATGTCCACATCGTCCTTTCTAGGCGTTCGTCAGAGCGTCTTTTTCGTTGACGACCTTGATCTCTGCGAACAGCGCCGCAGTGGAGTCGTACCCAACCCGGAACGTCCCGGCCACGGTATCGTTGCCGTCCTGCTCTTGCAGAGCCGAGAACTTCTCCCACTTCCCGGCCACATCCACGATCAGCGTCTTGTAGTTGTAACCGCCCGTGGTGCCCGAGGTCGTCAGGGTGTTACCGGTGAAGATGAGGCGCATCTTCCGTGCGGTCTGAGCACGCCACGCGGCCCGTTCTGTCTCACTGGTGCCCTCGTGCTCGAAGACCACGTCCAGCGTGATCTGCGGCATCGTCCCCTTGACGAACGAGAAGTAGAGATTGCCGTCCGCCGTTGGAACGGCCACCAATCCAGTCTTGACCTTGAGCGATCCAGAGAGGACTGTGTTGGAGGCCTGGGTAGTGCCGATGGTCCCGCCGACGGCGTCGATGTAGAGCTTGCCCTTCGAGCCCAAGATTTCCTCAACCGCCGGGATGTTCAACGATCCAGTGAAGTTGGCGAGCGTGACCTGCCGCCCCTCGATGTTCGCAGACATCATCAGAGCTTCGCCCGCCTTGAAGGACAGCTCGAAATCGGTCACGAAGCAGTATTCCATCTCCTCCTGCCCCGCCGTGATGTCATCCCCGCCTTCGATGGTGTAGGCTTTGATCGTGTTCTGCGACGTGGTTGGGAAGGTGTAGGTGTAGATGTACCCGGACCCCGATCCGTCCTGGGTCGGGGTAGCAGTCTTCACGCCCATCTCTAGGATGTGGCATATCTGCTCGAAGGTTGCTGGAGTGGACGAGAGCGCCAGCTTCGCACCCTTCAATGGGACGTAACTCCTGTTCACACCAGAGAGGTAGCCCACGTCCTCGGGCGGGAATACCACCAAGAGAGTGTCTTCAATCACCGCCTCGCCGCGCCAGATGGTTGTTGCGGCGACGGCGGATCCGGCTGTAGTCTCGCGGCCGAGCTGTAGCTTACGAAGTGCTTTGACGCCTGGGTTTGTCATTCTTGTGCTCCTTCGCCTCTACCTCTTCAGGTACAGGCTCTCCGACCAGCTTATACAGACCGCAGGCGATGACTCGCGCCCGTTGGTCATTGGTGAATGCGGCAAACTCCGCATCGGTGATGTCCCTGGCGGGAATACCGTGTTGAAACGCGCCTTGTCCGATGTATTTGTATGTCATTGGTTCACCAGGATCTTCACGCCGTTCATCAGGAAGCGGTATCCGATGTGCAGTGCTCCGCCGTAGTCCACGGCCGGCAGCAGTTGAACGTCAATGTCCTTGAACGTCGATATGGTGCCTCCGAATTTGTCGCCCGTATCCGTGACTTCAGCACACAGCGCCAGCGGGATGCTGTCCAGAAGAGGATTGAGTGTCGCCAAGTCTCGCGGCAGATCGCGGCGTACCCTCAGAATGTCAATGGCGATGGATGACAGGCTCTTGCGCGAACCCTGCGGGGCAAGGTCGATCTTGGCCGAGAACATGAACACGACCGCGAATGTGTCCTCCTGGGGCTTTTCCTTCGGCTCCGAAGTCGCCGTGCGGATGCCCGACACAGAATCCACGACCGTAGCTACAGCCGCCATCATATCCTTGATCTCGTTCGCCATCAGTCACCCCTCATCCAGAGCTTGTAGGGCTGCAGCATCAACTCGACATCTGGATCGGGCGGGGGAACCTTGACCTGCATCTGCCCGAGCGCCGTTGTCGCGGACACACCCAGAACGGTCTTGTGCCGCTCCCACGCGCGCATTGACCACAACAGGCAGGCTTGCTCAACCGGGTAGGGCACAGCGGACCAGCCGAACTTCCCGATGATCTGGACATACTTGGGGCTCAGGGCGAAGGTGTAATCGCCATCCGGCGCCGTGTCGATCCGATATGCGGGGATTCCGTCGAGCGTCGCGTTGTACGGGTAGAGGTCGTAGTCCGTGGTCGCCCAGGTATCCGAGTAGGCCCGGTCGAAGTCTCCGTCAGTCTTCAGTGACGTGATCGAGACGATGTCCCCGGTCCATATCTGGTCGCGCTGGTGCGGGGTGAAGTACCGCGTCTCGTCCGAGTTCGTGGTGTAGAAATGCCTCTCACACAGATTGTCGATGGCTCTGGATACTGCGTTGATGACGTCCTCCAGAACGGTATCGTCCGTGGTGTCCGTGATGTCGAGCCCGTCCTTGAGATCAGCCAGCGTGATGTAGCCGTTCGCGAGTCCATCCCCGGCCGTTGTGTTGGTGCTCGTTGGCGCCGCCGTGATGCCCGTTGCCGAGCCGGTGGCAATCGCCATGTTGAGCGTCGTGTCGTTCGCGTGGGCGACGCGCTCGGTCAGGATGATGTCCGCGCCCGTCCCGCTCACCTGGAAGATGTTCGAGACTACCGAGTTGAGCGCAATGGCGTTCCTGCAGGCCAGGGCCACCAGCGCCGCGGTGTTGTCTGCCGTGGTCACAGCCACGGAAACTACAGTCGGGTTCGTACTGATGCGCGAAGATGTCACGGTGACGGTCATCGTCCCGTTGCCCGTGCATCCACTTGCCGCTATGACTGTCGCAGTCTCAACTTGCTGAGTTGCCATTGGCTGCCTTCTCTTCGGCCAGTCTTTCAGCCGTGCTCATTCCTGGCTCCCCTGTATCGCGCACCTCGGAGGCTTGCGACCACATAATGAAGTCGATGCTCGAACTCACAATATCGCCGTGAATGTGCCCGACGCCGCACGAGCGGTCCACGTAAGCCTGAAAACCAGCGTTGTGTGCCTTGACGAAGAACCTCGCATCCTCTCCGCCGGCACCCTCGCCGTGCATCTCAAACCAAGGCGGCTGCATCGCGGACAGAACCGAGCGATGTATCAGGCTGCACGAGGTTGAGGTGAAGTCCACTGGGGCTAGTGCGTCTGCTGGTTTCGGATCCATGATGAACGGCTCGAACAAGATGTAGTCCTTATGGTCGAAGAACCACTCCCGCGTCTCCACGATCCGCTGCGCGAACAGGGACGGGTTCTCATAGGACCGCCAGATATGAGGGGTAGCCGGGCTCTGCCGCATGAAGGTGATTGCCGAAATAAGCGGTTCGTTCCATGACAATAGCCTCTTGAGGGTGCCCGGCAGGTACTTTACGTCCTGGTGTGTCGAGAAGAGCCAGTCGTCTCCGCTCTCCAAGAATTGCTCTACCAGTCTGTTCCAATGCGGGAGGTCTTGCCGATCTCCCGAGAATGTTCGTTTGAATGTCTTGGTGGCGCCCCTGGGGAGTTCCATGTTGATCCACGACTCCACCGCAGACCAATACTGCGGGGGCCAATCTCCGGGCACCCAATGGGTAATCCTCATGAAACCTTTCCGCCCCCTCCTGCGAAAACAGGAGGGGGCTCGGGGTTAGATGGTTACGATCCGTGTCACCGAATCAGTGAACGGGGCAGTCCATGAATCGTAGAGTTCTACGATGCAGGAGTGGGCAACGCCAGTAGAAAGGTTGCTGCCGCCCGAAATCTTGAGCCACGGCTTCGCCTCTGACAGCGGAATGTCGATCACCACGTTGATGCAGGCGCTTGACAGCACGCCCGACGTGATGGTCGTCCCAATGACGGCCCCAGAGCGCGAGGTATAGGTGCCGCCAGAGTTGGCCGATTCCCATACTCCGATGTTCGATCCGAACTGCGCGGTTGTCGCCACCCCGTCTCCAAGAGTGAAGATGAAACGGGCGCGGGAGAACCCAGTACCATCGCATGGCACAGTCGTAGCCAGCGAGTCAGCGCCGCCGGATGTGTTCTGAAGGATGACCTTTGCGTCAACCAGTTCGTGAAGTTTCGGTCCCATGTCATCCTCCTTTACGAGTGGTTGGTCAGGTAGTAGAAGGCCTCGCCCTGCAGCACGCCACCACCGCGGTAGATGCTGGAGAAGATGCCGACCTGTCCGTTTGCCATATACAGATAGGGGTTGCGCTGCACGACGATGCCCGGCTTCTCAACCACTCCGTAGTAGTTGAAGTTCCCGAACACGATGCACTTGGCCGAGGCCGTGGTGTACACGACCACGTCGTCGTCAACGACAACCTTGTAGCCCATCAGCCGCTTCTCACCGTTGGGAGTGAGAGAGAACGAGGACGGGAACAACGGATGCCCAGCGGAGGTGATGCCGAGCAGGTAATACAGGGTTGTGTTGTTCATCAGCAACCCGCACTCGCTGGCGACGTTGTACCCGTCTCCCAAGTAGCCCAGGAAGGCCGTGAACTCGTCGGGCAGGATCACGTCGGTTGTTGCCGTGGTATTCGCAACGGTCGCGCCGGTCACAACACCCTCGGGGGCAGTCGTGCCAACGCCGGTCGTGAAGATCGTGTTTTCGGTCGTGGCAACCACGCGGCCGAGCAGATTGGCGAACCACGAATCGAAGTTCACTGAGTTGTACATCAGGAATTCGTCGTTGGCCCGCGTCTCGTTGGTGTACTTGTACAGGATCAGGTTGCGCTGACCAACGGTCGTCTCGGCCTCGGTGAACGCGGCAGCCTCGGCAGTCAGAGTCATGGCCGCCTGGGTTGAGTTCTCGTAGGGCACGAGGATGTGATCCGCTTCGGTCTGGAACATCTGGACCGGGAGCTGACGCACCCATGATGCGAGGTCGCGCTTGGCGATGATCTGGTTGAACAGGGGATCCGGAACCAGGAACCCGCCGCTCGCGCCGGTCGTGTAGTTGTACGCGGCCTTTGCGTTGCCGGCGTCGCCCTTCAGGAATTCGGATGACGGCTCGATCAGCTCGTGGTTCTCCTGGCCGGTCTTCATCCAGTGGCGGAAGGCGCCGGCGCCCTCGTCACTTTCGACCACCTTCTCGGTGGTGTGGTACTTGACCGGCTTGCGCGCGCGGAGGTCTTCAACTGCGGCTTTGTAGCCCGCTTCCTCCGCCGCCTTCAGGTCGGCCGCTTTCTGCGCTTCTGCCTTCTGAGCTTCGTCGCGCTCGGCAAGCGCCTTTGCCACCGCTGCGTCCGCAACGGCCTTGACTTCGTTCTCGTCCATGTGTCGCTCCTTGTTTGGCTTCGGTTCTGCTTTCACATCCACATCGGACAACGCCGCCTCGGATGCTTCCAACGATTTGAGGGTGGTAACGGTATTCCTGTACTCGGCCGGGGTCGGCGTCAGACTTGCCTCGCCAATCACCCAGGTCTTGATGTGCATGGCCTTGCCTGCCGGCTCGCGGTCAACGAGGTGCGAGAGCGCCCCGCTCGACCAGCCCAACTTCCCCTGCAGTGCCATGTGGTAGATGGCCTTCTCGTACTCGTCGCGCATGTTCATCTGCGCCTCGACCCACAGGCCGGTGTCATCCGTTCCGGTCTTGGCCTTGCCGATGACGCGCCGCTGCATCTTCTTGTCGAGGCCATGGTTGTAGAAGACTGGCATACCATCGGGGACCGTGATCTGCGTCTTGGCGTCGAAGAAGTCGCCCGTCAGGTCTGGATCCTGGTCCGTGGTGTAGCGCACCAGATACCCGCCGATCTTCCCGGCGCCCAAGTCCTTGATCGGAGAGCCGAAGAAAATCAGTTCCTCGTCGCCAGTCGCGTCGTACACCGGAGTTCCGTCCACAGTCCCGATCAACACACCGTCCGTCTTGCTCTCGCCTTCCATCGCAGCGTACAGGGCTTGCATGTGCGCTACGGCCTCATCGTGGTTCTCGTGGCACTTGACCAACTCGCCGGCAGATCCGTCGGCATTTTCCTTGTGAACGCAGTTGCCTTGCAGCATCCAGGGCATAGTCACCTCGAAAACAAAACAGCCACCGCTTTTCCGTTTCCAGAAAAGTAGTGGCCGAGAATCAACGCCTCGCGGCTCACGCGGTCAGTTCAACGCCTCAACCGCACTCGATTGTACTTACTGCCCCCTATTCTACCACCAATTCTCAGGTCTCTGTCAATAGCCTGCGCGTCTTGGCGGCATCCTTCGGCATGTAGTAGGGTACGCGGTCTTTCTCGTTCTCGATCAGGATGGGCGCCGGCCATACGTCCGTCACCATCCGGGCAAGCTCCAGCATCGTCATTGGCTTGTCGCTGCCTACATCGTAGGCCTCCCCGGACACGCCACGGAGCAGTATCGCCCACATCTGCCGCCCCATCTCGCGCGGGTGCATGTAGGATCGGACCGCCGTCCCGTCGCCCCATATCCGAACCGGCCAGCCCTTCTTCGCCTCTTTCACGAACTCAGACCAGGCGTGACCGGGCGCCGCCGCGAAGGAGAACAGCCTGGCGATGACGACGTTGTGCCACGCAGCAAGGCACATCGCCTCGCGCTCCCGCTTCTGCATCCCGTACTCGTCTGGTTGCTGGTGGTACACGGCCCCCGATGAGCAGTAGAGCAGCCGGCAGTTGTTCGCTTTTGCACCCAAGATAACGCGCTCCGGACTGACATTGGCGAGGTGGACGATTGCATCCCACGCCTGGGCATCCCAGCGCCAGTTGTCGTAGTCGTAGTGACCCAGATAGATGGCGTCTGTGTCGTTGGGTTGCATTCTTCGCATCCACTGCCCCACCCACCCGGTCCCGCCAGTGACCAGTATCCTACACATAGAATGCTCTTATCACCTTCACGGTGTACGCTAGGTGTTTCTCGCTCAGGCCCGGCCAGCATCCGACCCACAGCCCGCGCTCGTGGATCTCATTCGCTCCGTCCAGGCTCCCGACTACGCGGTGTGGCACATCCTTATACGCTGGTTGCCTCAGAAGGTTGCCGCCCATGATCGGTCTGTTACCTACCCCGTGCGCGTCGAGATGGCGCGCTAGTTCATTTCTCCTGGTGGTGAGAAACGCAAATCCAAACCATGACGGAGCAGAACCATCTGTAGCTCCAATAATGCTGATTGGCAACCGAACCAACTGGTCGCGGAGATACGCCCAATTGGCCCTGCGCCGGGATACGAAATCTCCAAGTCTATCCAACTGCGCGCATCCCACGGCCGACTGGAAGTCTGAAGCCTTGAGATTGTACCCAATACGCGAGTAGGTATATTTGTGATCGTAGTCACCGCAGTATCTCCTTCCGCATGTGTTGTCCTTGCCCGGTTCGCACCAGCAGTCCCGGCCCCAATCCCGGTAGCTCTCTACGATCTTGCGGAGCTTCGGGGAGTCGGTCAGCACTGCGCCACCCTCGCCCATCGTGATGTGATGCGCCGGATAGAACGAGGCGGTAGCCAGAACACCCTTGCGCCCAACCATCTTGCCATGAATGGTGGAACCGATGGCGTCGCAGCAGTCCTCTACGATCGGTATGATGGTAGTCTCTGGCATCGGACAGGGATTGCCGAGCGTGTGCGCTAGGACGATTGCGCCGGTCCATCGCGAGACGGCCGCCAAGATGTCCTCACTCCTCGGGTTCAGCGTCTTGGGGTCCGCATCCACGAACACAGGCGTCAGCCCGAGCTGCAGGATGGCATTCACGGTCGTAGGGAAGTTCACCGCCGAGGTGATGACCTCAGAGCCCTTCGGCAGTTCCAGGCTTGCCAGCGCCAGGAGGTTAGCGCTCGACCCCGAGTTGCACAGGATCGCCTCGCGCGCGCCCATGTACTTGGCGAACAGGCGCTCGAAGATGCGCGTCCACTTCCCGCCCCCGTAGTGCTTGCTCAGGGCGACCAGCGCGACGTTCCGGAACTCGGGCCAGCCTGTGACTTGCCCGGAGACAGGGACTTTCATGCCGCCATCAACTCCTCGAGGTCGTCTATCTTCGGGGTCATGTCCTGCATGTCGTCCATCCGCAACTCGCCATTGACCGTCTGCGCCATCACCCGCGGCCGCTGCACCCAGTCCGGATCGGTCGTCACTTCCACGATCATCGGGGCGAAGGCGAAGCACTTCTCGAATTCGTGCAGGTTGGCACCCGTCAGTTTGAAGTAGGTCAGTCGGTAGGCCTCTGCGATGCCTTCGAGCGGCGGCAGCGTCAGCCCGCTCTTGGCATCTGCGCCTGTCCTGCGTCCGAACCGCGCATCCTGGCTCGCCATGATCGAGGCATACCCCCCGTTGCTCATCACGAAGAACGTGATCGGAAGGTGCAGCCGGCGTATTGTCTCAAGCTCCTGGGCATTCAACTGGAACCCGCCGTCACCCGTGACGCAGATCGTCCGTCTTCCGGAGGCCAGCGCCGCACCCATTGCCATCGGGATGTCTGCACCCATCGCCCCTATTGTACTAGCGTTAGTGATGCGCTGTCCCGCCTTGACCTTGAAGGTCTGGTAGAAGGCGGTCGGCGCGTTGCCACTCGATCCGATGGCGAACACATCGGTCGGTTTACCGAAGTCAGAGAGCAGGCGCATGAGCGTGAAGGGGTCCACGAACTTGCCGCCCTCTGTCCCTTCCAGCTCCGGGCGCATCCGGTTATAGAGAGCCCTGCACCAGTTCAGCCAATCCGGCTGACCGATTGGCTGGAATGGCGTCGTGCGTTGATAGCGCGGGGGAAATTTCCGTAGCTCCAATTCATCGACATCGAACACATTGATAATCGCGCGCGGCGCAAATCGGCCGTAGTCGTAGGCTGTTTGCTCGCCATCTAACCTAGCCCCGAAACAGAACAGCTCGTCGGCCTTCTGCTGGATGATGTTCGCCGCCCGTTGCCCCAATATCCCCGGCCTACCGCAGAATGTCGGATGATCTTCAGGTACGAGATCGGCCCCCATCCATGTGGTCAGCACCGGAACGCCCAATGAGAGCAAGTATTCCACGCTCTCGGGCATTCCCCGCATCCCGTTACCGATCAGAATGACGGGCTTATACATCGGCGGCCTGCACATCCATGGGGATGTCGAGCCAGCACGGGCCGGGGCGCCCAGACTTGCACGTCTTGACCATCAGGCCCACGCTATCGACCGTCAATTCAGCCATCACACTCGGGTATGCCATCTTGGTAATCGGTGTCACCATACTAATCGTCGGCCCCTCCTGCGTCCCCCTCGACCGCATCCCCGGCAGAGCCATCCACTTCGTAGCCACCTGCCCGCTGATGAAAAGAACTGGCACGCTGTCCAGCCACGCGGCGAGGCATGGCGTTATCGCGTTCGTCGCGCCCGGCCCCGAGGTCGTCAGGCACACGCCGAACCCGTGATGCTGTGCGTACCCCACTGCCGCGTAGCCGGCGCCCTGTTCGTGCAAACAGCACACAGCCTTGAGCCCGGATTGTCCGAGTGCGTCCACAAGTGGCCCACACCCGCCACCCGGGAGGTAGAACACGACATCCACCTCGGACTTCAACCGCTCCCAGACTGCATCAGCGACGCGCATCACAACTCGATGATCTCATTCGTGATCCCCGCCTTCCGGATGTTCTCGATCAGCCTCTGCCGCTGCCCTTGCACCATGATGAGAATCGGCGCGTCATTCGTCGGCCGCTCCAGCACAGGCTTCCCGTTGTAGGTCTTGCCACGGTAGGCCGGGTCGTTGTCGATGTAGTCCAGCACGTCCAAATCCACGGCAGCCAGCATGTGCCAGGCAAGATCGTTCATACCCCACACGTTCACCGGCTTGTCGATGAGCAGGAGCCTCGCCTTCATGGAGTAGGTGCGGTTCTTGATGACGCCCATGGAGGCCACGCCAATATCCATCTTCTTGAAGCGGATCTGGTAGCCCGCCCGGATAAACCCGAGGTCATAGGCGAAGTGGTCCACCATCTCCAGTCCGTACCGCCAGCCGAGGTTGAGGTAGTCCCGGAGCGTGAAGTGCTGGATGTGCTTAGTATTGAAGTCCAGGATCGGCATATTCCACTTGAGCAACAGCCCCGTAGCGTCCGGCCCGTCCACGATCAGCGTACCTTCGGGCTTGAGCGCATCCACCAGTAATTCCATCGTAGCCGGCAGGGTGTAGATGTGCTCCAGAACGTGCGAGGCGAAGATGATGTCTGCCTTCGGCATCGGGTCGCCCACGTCCACGGATATTGTCCGGTTGAAGCCCAGGCGCTTGAGTTCGGTGATGACCACACTATCCTTGCCGCCCCCGAAGTCCACTATCACGTCGTCAGTCCGGGCAATGCCGGCGATGGTGTTGGCATCATTTGTCAGGCGGGCGATGTTGTCCTCGTACCCCAGCCCGTACCCGTAGTAGTGCAGGTAGTAGTCATCGAGCATGGCTTGATCGAAGTCACCATCCCCGTACACCAACCCGCACCCCTCGCAGGCATACCAGACGATCTCGGACATGAGCGGCCAGCCGTCCGGGATCTTGTAGGACATGCGCCAGATTTCCTCGCGCTCCGGGGTCTGACAGATGGGGCAGTCTCTCATTGAACCCTCACGCAGCTAATCATGCGCGGCGCGACATAGCAGACCACGCCGTACTCGGGGTCATAGACTCGATCTATTCTGTATTCCTGAAACGGCCTCACCCGTTCCGGTGGCTTGTCTTGCTCAGGGGAACAGGCGGCAAGAAAAGCCAATGCTACTATAAGCAGTATGGTCCTCACTTCGTATCCCTTCTGCTCCTAGCGGAGCCTCCTCGCGAATTCGTTTCGGTCTTGGTCGATGTTATCGGGCAGGGCTTGCAGGTAGTCGCACGTCCCACAGGCTGCATTCTCGCTCCGGCGCCCTTCGAGGTGCATCATGCGGAAGTCGAGGAGCCGCCGCCCTCGCCATATGTCCAAGAGCGACTGTTCAGATACCCGCCCGATCTGGTGGACGTGCATCCAATCGTCATTGCAGATCGAAATGTCACCGTTGGCACTAACTGCTAGCATATAGAGCACGAGAGGACAAGCAACCTTGACGGTTCTGGGTGTCCCGTCGAAGCTATTATCGGTGCCCATGCGAAAATCGGCCTTGTCGGATGCGCTCCAACCATGTAGACCCTCAATAGCAAGAAAATCCGTCCTGTCCCCGAAGTCTGCATAGAACTTCTCCTTGTCTGTCTCGCTGAGGCCCACGTCCGCGATCTTGGCACTCACCTGTACCTTCCCCCTCGACTTCTGGAACAGGTCAAGTACGTTTAGTCGGTACTTCTCATAGTCCACGCGCACCCGCGCGATGTCGTAGAAGCCCTGGCTCGTCACTGCCTGGACGCTTATCCCGATCATGTCAAGCCCGCAATCCACCAGCCTGTCGTTCATCTCCGGGCGCAGCGGGTATCCGTTGGTCTTGACCCATATCTGCTCGGTGACATCTGCGTCCCTGAGATAGCGCACCATCTCACAGAACTTGGGATGCAGCAGCGACTCGCCGTCCTTGTAGAGATTGACCATCCGGACCTTGCGCGAGAACGCCTTCATGTCGTCCACGATCTTCTTGAAAAGGTCGAAGTCCATCAGGACGTTCTTGCGCCCGATCTTCGCCAGCAGATCGGGATGCCCAGTTGGGCAATACTGGCAGCGGAAGTTGCAAGCGTTCGTCGGCTCGATGAACAGCGTCCATGGGGCATCGAGGGGGACGGCATCCTTCAGCCTGTCCGTCCTCGGCCCGCGCAGGTCGCGAGCCTGGATGATCTCAGCCACGAAACATCAACTTCATGGCGATCTTGAACCGCGCCCAAAAAGGCAACGCGAGTAGCCCGCGAAACAGTTGGGTGTACTGCCAATTGACATACTGTCGCCTCTTGCGCTCGCGCTTTCGCTCCTGCTTGTCCATCGGATCCTTTCTGCCTATGCGGCCTTGCAAAGCCAGCCCCCGTCCACAGTGATGCACTGCCCGTAGATGTTCTTTGACCCAATCAAGAATACCACCGCCTCAGCCACCTCTTCCGGGGTCGAGAACCGGCCCGAGGGTGTCAGCGTCTCGAGGAACGTCCGGCGCCCCTCGGTGATGTACTCGTGCGCCATCTCCGTGTCGGTCAGCCCAGGAGCCACGGCGTTGACGTGGATTGCCGGGGCTAGTTCTAGGGCCAGCGCCCGCGTCAGTCCGAGTAGCCCATGCTTGGCCGCCACATACCCGCTGATGTTCCGCGCCGCCTGGAACGCGCTAGTGGACAGGATGTTGATGATATGCCCGCCGTTCTCCCGCATGAGCCGCGCCGCCTGCTTGCTCAGGTCGAATGGGCAGGTCAGCATCAGGTCGATGGCCCCGTTCCAGTCGTCATCGTGGAAGGCATCCAGCGGGGCCGAGTGCTGCACCCCGGCATTGTTGACCAGGATGTCGATGCGCCCGAACTCTTTGGCAACCTTGTCCATCAGCCCCAAGCGGGCGTACTTGTCCGCGAGGTAGGCCTGGATGTACATATCGCCTGGACCCTCTGCGGACCTGGCGATGACTGCGACCTTGTGCCCTTGTGCTTGGAGCGCCTTGGTGATGGCGAGGCCGATGCCTCTACGTCCTCCGGTTACAACGGCTATCACTCATAGCCTTTCTGCCCTACGGGGCGGTACTCGAAAGATCGCCTGTCGTTTCGATGTTCTTCTGGTGGATCGCGTCCGTCACACCCAACTGGAACGCCTTAACTATATCACCGCTCCACGCCATCAACAGGAACCCGACCTTGTCCCAGCCCCGGAGCATCTGCATCCGCGCCTGCCCCTCGTCGTGCATGGAGTAGTACATGCTCACGTCGTCGGACACGACCTGCATGTGCTCCCCGACGCCTACGGTCTTGTAGTGGTCCTTGCTGCTCCTCGGGTACGGGATCTTGATTGACCCCTCGCTGATGCGCGCCATTACAAGGCGCTGCTGCGCTGGCGACACGAACCCGCCGATCATCTCGTAGCTCACGTAGTTGTACGGCGCTGCCTGGACGTACTGGTTCAGCCGATCCTTCATGTACCGGGCCGCGCTCTCCACCCCGTACTTCTCCATCTCCGGGTATAGGTCGCCAATGGAATCGGCAAACTCCTCCAGGCTCCCGCCGTTGGCAGTCATGAGTAAGTCGATGAGGCCGCCCATCGGATCAGGCATTACGAAACCACTCCCATGATGCGCTCGAGCGCGTTCGGCGTCTTCCGCTGTTCTGTTGCCTCAAGCCTGCACCCGCACCGCCAGCCACCACATATCAGCCGGTCGTTCGGGGCGTTCTGCGGCCGCACGCCGGCCTCTTCCCATTCGGTCGCGTAGGCCACGATCCCATCCAGGGCGAGGCACGTATCGCACTTGTCCTCGGTGTCACCCTCGACCCAAACGAGCTTACCGCCGCTGTGGGATGAGATGAGTGCCACCGCCTTGTTGTACTCGCTCTGCCAGTTGTTCGCCCACAGCGACGCCCTGCCAATCAGTGGTTCAATGGGTAGGCCGTCCACACTCGCGGCGATGATTTCGTCCTTAAAGCCGTCTACAAATCCGAACTGGTACATGACGGCCTCGTCTCTTGGCTCAACGAGGTAGTCCGGCAGCTCAGTGGTGTTCCCGTCCTCTTCCCACGCTGTCTGGTATGCGTCACTGATCTGTCCTTGAAGAAGGTGGAACATGATCTCCGAGAATGTGCGCCCGTCTATATACCCGTGGTAGAGATCGCGGATGAGGCGCTCGACCGTGCCCTCGAAGAAGTCCTGAGTCTTGATGCACAGACGCAGAGCCCCGGACTTCAGCCGCGGAAGGACGCTGGGTATGCCACGAGCCACCCAGGCGATTACGCTACTTGCCTGAGATGAGGTCAGCAATCCGGTTCAGTCCTTCTGATACTGCCCACAGTCCGTCGCCGTCCACGTCCGCGTTGATCTCGAACGCCTTCACGATGTCCAACTCAGTCATGGCCGCGGCCAGCTTCACGCGAATGGCGCCAGCGATGTCCTCGGGAATGTGCTTGCACTCCCACTCCGAAGCCCCGCCCTTTCCCTTCCGGTGCCACGCCGTAGCCCTCTGCCGCCACAGGACAATCTCCTTCTGTTGATCGGCGTCCAGGTGGATGGACTTCACAAGCGGCCGCGCCGGGGGCTTCTTCTCTGGTTCATCGTCGTCCACGGGCTCGCGCAATCTCTCTCGCCGCTGAGTCTCGGCCGTCACGAGGATGGGTGGCTCTGGCGCCCGGTCGAACTTCTCGTCCAAGTCTTTCGGCTCCGTCCCCTCCGGAAGCTCGATGCCCAATATCTGCGCTGCGATGCTGGGCCGCATGTCCGCGCTCACGTACTCGCGGTAGGCCGCCGCACGCTTTGTCTCGTCCTCCTGGAAGGCGTCGATGGTCTCCAGGCGGAACCGGAACTTGTAGCCCATGGGGATGAGCAGTTGGTCGTTCAGCGTCTCTTCGATGCACTGATAAATGCTCACGAACTGCGAACTCTCGTACCAGGTGCGGATGAGGGCGTCCATCTCTGTAGCATATGCCTTATCCGACATGAAGATGCCAGCCGGGATCCCGAAGGCGGCACCGATCCCCTCGATGGCCCCACGCTTGATCTCGTCAAAGCCCGACTTCAGATCCTCCATGCCGCCCCCGACCTTGACCACGCTCACGTCCTCGGCGTTCATGACCTTGACCTGATGGGATTGGAACGCGCCGCGGAAGAACCGTGACAGCCAGTTCTCGGCCTGCTCCCGCGCCTGTTGCGAGGCCATGCCCTTCGCCCCAACGATGGTAGCCGGGACAAAGTACCTGTCTGCCAGGAGTTGAGCGGCCTTGTCGAAGCCCGATGTCAGAAGTGCAGAGATGGTCGCTGCGCCCAGCGGATGCTTGAGTGCCGGCCCGATCTCCACGTCACTGTCCGGGAGCCAGAAGTAGATCAGCTGGTCAGGCTGGAGCTTATCTGATTTCCCCTTCTCGGTGTTGCGCTGGAAGAAGTCCAGCGACCCATCCGATGTCTTGAACTGCGGCATGATCGTGTTCGGGGAGTAGTAGACCAAGTCAACCAACCGGCGTTCTGTCCGGTCAGGGTAGAGGTACGCCTGCCCACCGCACAGGGACGAGGCCACCAACGACAGGATCCGCTTTGGGTTCGGCATACCGCCGACTTTGTTCTCCCAGTTCGCTGATGTGTCAATGGGTTCCTGGGCACCTTTCGCCTTGATGCTCTTAGGTGCCTTTGCATCCACAATCTCGAACGGAAGATTGGAGATGGACACAGCGGTCATGTCCACAGCGCGGGACATCCACGGGCTGATGCGCTTCAGGACCGACTCGATCTTGCCCGTTCCCCCGTTGGAGGTAGCGTCCAGAAACCCTTGAATGCCGCCCCATGGGGAGAAGTCAATGCCCTTCCTTTCGTCGTACTTGAGAAACGGAGTGTCTTTCATAGCCACCTCATGAGAACCACCAGGTCTCTTCCATCTCGCTCTCGTATCCGTAGCGGAGGCCGTCGATCAGGTGATTGTTGCGATCAACGGGAACCTTCATGCTGTTGCCGTCCTTGTCCTTCTTCCACTGGTACTGCTGGAATTCGTTTTGAGCGTGGATGCAATGGGTATCCACGATGATCGTCTGCTGCTGGAGCCATTGTATCCCGAATTCTACGCTATCCTTGCCCTTCTTGGCGCCGACCGCGTTCACCCCATGCTTGACCAGCTCTGCCACCGACTTGGGCTCGGCGCTGTCACAGACCACGTAATCCTTGTTGATGAGCTTCTTGATCTCCGCGGCGAGCAGGTCGTTCGTCAGGCCGCGCTCGTACAGCTCCTGATAGATATAGATGGTCTGACGCGCCTTGTCGTAGTGGGTGACCGGCATTGCGGCCGGGGCAGAACCGAACCCGAAGTCCAGCCCATGATGTGGATTGGTCCACTGCTCCGCCATCCCGGTGAGGTCTTGGATCTTCCAGTTGGTGAAGATGACATCGCCCAGGACACCCCAGTTACCGAGGGTGTAGACCGCCCGGAAGTACTCGTCCTTCTCTGTCTCCAGGTCGTGTACGTCCTGCTTCGTCAGGAACCGATTGTCCTTGTAGGTGGTCTTGAGGATCAGCAAGTCCTCGGCCTTGTGGCGTGTCTGGTCGTCTGCCCACCCCAGTTCGGCAAAGAAGTCTGTGAAGATCCAGTGTAGGCGCAGGATCGGGTTGAAAGACATCGTGAGGCGTTTGGGGGTTGTCTCGCTGCCGCCGCGCTGCCGCTTGTACAGCGCCTTGATGTCTTCGCGCCTGCACTCGGTCGCCTCTTCAATCCAGATGTCGGTCAGGGCGCCCTTCTTGGGAGTAATGGACTTGATCTTCTCCACGTCGTCCAGGCCGGCGAAGAGTGCCTGCATCCCGTTCTCGCAAGTAATCACAGCGTCCGACTTGTTCACCTGGAACAGCTCCTGCACCCCGAACTCGCGGATGACGCGGTCAATCTGCTGGAACACGGAGGTCCGGATCGTCCTGGCGACCGCCCGGCAGATGAGGTAGTTTCGCTCCCCGCGCATGAGGTCGATGACGCACCGCTGGGCCAGGAACCACGACTTGCCAGAGCTGGATCCCCCGAAGAATATCTGCGTCCGCTCGGCTGCATCCAAGTACCGCCGGTAGACGCGATTGAAGATTGCTGGGTCGATCTCGACCTGGATGTCATCCGTCATCGTCGCCCTTCAGCCCGACCACGATCTTCTTCCCCCCGCTGGTCACGTCAACCTCGTCCTTCAACAAGCCGGGGAACATCGCCTTCAGGATGATCTCAAAGTCCTTCGGCGCCTTGCTGCCAAACTTCAGCCGGATCATTGCGTCGAGGCGCGTGATGTCATACTCCACGTCCTGCCCGTTCGCCTTGCGCTCTTTGATGCGGAGCAATTCTGCCCCGATCTCTTGAAACCGTCGCCGCGCCTCGATTGCGCTGGCCGGGACGCCCTTCAGGTTCCGCCGTGGGTCATATCCCTTGACGAATGGCTTACCCTTCGGGAGCGGGTGCCTCGCAGCTTTACGCGCAGTTTTTGCCGTCACAGTCGTTTGATCTCCAACTCAGGGAAGGCTTGGGACATGCGCTCCAGAATGACGCTTGCAAACTTTGGCATCTGCTCTATCAGTCGAGCCCTCATACCTAGATTGGCGCAGGCAACGGCTGTGGTTCCAGAGCCGCCGAACAACTCCAGCACCGCGTCTCCAGCCTCGGAGTGGTTTCCGACGCACCGCTCATAAAGCTCGACTGGTTTCATGGTTGGGTGTAGGTCATTCACCCTAGGTTGATCTATGTCCCACACCGTCGCCTCATTTGTCGCCCCGAAAAAACGAGGGGAGTGTCCGGGTTTGAAGCAGTACCAGACCGGCTCGAATTTGTGCTTGTACTGAGCCCCAAGCGCCCCGTAGTGCGCCTTCGTCTTGTTCCAGACAATCAAGGTTCTTGCTTCCCATCCAGCACCCTCAAATCCGTCCATGACCGAGCGCATCTTCGCAGATGCAAACCACAACATTAGAGCTGCCTTGTCATCGCTCAAGTCAAACCCGTTCC